GTAGCGACTCCATCTACAGTTACCTCTAGTAAATCTGCATCAGATACAGATTGTGATAGAGTAAAGTCCGTAGTAGAACCGTCACCAGTGTCGGTCAGTAAGTCAGCACCACCAGACGCAATAGCGTTTCTCGCACCAGTTTCGGCACGAACAACACGCAATGCGTTTCCGTATTGTAGGAAGTTGGCGGCAGTAAACCAAGTCTCAAAGTTTGATGAGTTGGGTTTACCAAAGATTGACACGAGTTCTTGCTCAGAACCAATCGGAATAATTTCGTTCATTGGGCCTTTTGAAAAAGCACCAGCAATCGCACCGATAGATGTTGCAACAGCAGGAACAACATTGGTCAAATCAATCTCTTTGACGAGAACGCCTGGGGATACTTGAAATGCCATCTTTTGTTTCTCCTTTATGGATTAAATAATCTAAGGTTATCCTCAAATTTACACATATATTTATAAAAAGACTGTTCTCCAGACAACTTTTTATAGGTTAGGCTGCATATAAATAACTATATGTCGGAGCATTATCAGAAATACAAAGATACTATTAAGAGAGTATCACAGAGAAACTACAGGAAACGCAAGATATGGGTTAATGAATATCTTGGTGATAAAGTCTGTGGTTACTGTGGTGAATCTGAAACAGCCTGTCTCCAGTTTTATCCTCACGAGAAGGAAATCCGTAAACGCACAAAAAGAAAAGGATTAAATGAGGAATCCAGACAAGAAGTCATGGGTTTAATCAAAGAATCTAAAGTCGTTTGTGCGAATTGTTTTCTTAAATTAGAAAACGATATTATTGATATTATGTAGGTATTCGGAGTTTTCTACCACTCTGAATCATAGGAACGAACTACTGGTGACCATCTGGTTCCATATTCATCAATAACAGTCTCACCGTAAGGGTCTTGTAAACCATCATCCATAAAACCAAATGGAGCCATGTCTTGTTCTAATTGATGTTGTTGTTCTTTGAACAATCTAGCACGAATATCATCGTCTGTCAACTCTTTAAAGTAGGTTTGTTGAACCATCCATCCAAACAATACACAACACATTGCAAGGTCATCAGTGTGTCCCTCTTCTGCCTCGTATGATTGTCCTTTTTGGATGAATGTAGAGAATTCATTGATAAGGTCATAGTCTTGCACTATGAGTTTATCTGTTTCAATAATTTGTTTAAGATTAGAACATCCAAGAGCCTTTACTGCTTTAGTTGTTCTGACACCAAGTTGCGCTTTACCACCAGAGAAACCACCACCCAATACCTGTCCAGCACGACCACGCATAGACGCCATGATTAGGTTTTCGTATTCTAAATCAAACTGTAATGCAGATGCAACCTGTTCACCGATATCATTGACTTCCACCATAACATGTGCCATGTTGTATGCGTTTGCAACCTCATAGATAACATTAGGGAATAGTAACGGTTTAATATCATTGTTTCTATACTTTGCAACAATACGGTAAGGGACTGTGGACACATCAAACACTAGGAATGCAGAGTAGTCGTTTTGAGTTCCCCTCGCAACGTCACATACAATTGCATATTGAGTTTGTGGTTTTGGATTCTCATAGACATCCAATCCAGCATTACTCTTAATAGGATTGACATATGCCATCGTTTTAATCTTGGATGGGTGAATCAGAGTATTTGCAGAACCTAAGAACTCACACTCAAATTCCCTTTGGAACTGTTCCACTGAGGTGTTTGCAATGGTTTCTTCTTTCCACTTCTCATCCCTGCCTGGCACTTGACTCCAGTGAACATCTACGATATTATACGAGTTTCGTCCATTCTCTGCATCAGTCCATAACTTGTAGAACAAGTTCATACCGTTTGGAGTTGATACGATAACAACTTTGGTAGACTTACCAGATGAGATTGTAGGGTATACCGAACTAAAGAAGTCCTCTGCAACATTCTGTGGAACGAATGCAAATTCATCTAGGAACAACATGTTGTATGAACCACCACGAACGGCAGATGAAGATGTAGATGATGCAACCACACGAGAACCATTCTCTAAGTCTACAGAACCTTTGTTCCATGATACAACACCTTGTTGCAACCACTTAGGTAGGTTTTCGTATGCGAGTTGAAGTCTTCCTAAGATATCCCTTGCAGTTGCAGCCTTGTTCGCAAGTATCGCCACATTCATGTTCGCATTGAAGAGAACATAGTGTAGAACATAAGATACGAGTGTGGTAGACTTACCAGACTGTCTAGGGAGTTTACAGATAGTAAAACGATTGTCGTGAATCGTATTTACAATATCTTCTTGGAAGTCATACATCTGGAAGGGGACAAGTCCCTCATCCAGAGATACGATTCTGATATAATTCTTGATGAAGTATATGGGGTCTTCCATACACTTCTGATATTCAAGAATCTGTTCTTTTGTCCACTCTTGAGGGACATTGGCCCGCTTCAAAAGTGGGTTGTTCAAATAAGAACTTCTTGAATCTAATAATTCCGACATAATTTAACAATTCCTGTGGTGTGTGCTAAAATGACATGTCCATATTCCTTCTGTGGTATTACCATCTGTCGGTTTATGACACTTTATACAACACACTCTGGGTCTATATTTCGCAACCTCAGATAATTTCTTTTTGGTTTCTTCCTTCAAACCACCATAGTTGGGATGATTTTCACCACGCAATATTGGTGGTTTTATCTTCCCCTCTTTATATAGTCGTCTCATTTTCTCTGCATGTTCTGGGCGTTTCCTTCCAGTATTCTTTATTCTTGCACACTCAGATGCATACAGAGCATTTTCTCTCTTTTCTTTTGAAGTTTTACCAGTTAGTGATTTTGATATTCTTTCTCTATGTTCGTCTGAAAACACTTTGTTTGCAGAAACATGCCAATTGTTACATACATTGAGAAAATCTTTCCTTTCGCCAGCATTAACCTTTGTGAGAAACTTATGTTCCCACTCAATCGCAGAATTACGATTATTAAAGGTTTTTCTTATAGAGATGATATCTGGGTCACCATGTTCAATTCTATACTTTTTAACATAGTTGGACGAGGTGAAGTATGATTTCCAAAGTTCTTTTGGATTACAATTCTTAGCATACCTTACACCATAATATTTCATTCCTGTGGAAGACCACTCAATAAGGTAAGTATACGGTTGATAAATAGACATGCTGATGCTCCCTAATAGCATTAGAGTTGGTAGGAATTGCAGTTCCGTGACCAACACCTTTTTTCATATTTATAATAATAAAAGTCTCAGAGTAAAAACCCCTCACAGAGGGGTTCTACTATTATTTAATCCAGAATGTTACTGCGTTACTGTAATCATTACGAGTGGAGTTCTGTCCTTCTTGACCAGTTCCAACATCATAATGAGCAGGGCCGTGATTGTCATCATAACCAAATAATTGTGATGCATCCGTATCTTGTCCAGATTGACCACCAGTTGCATGAACTGACCATTTAGCATCATTACCGCCGTGAAGTTGTTGCATATTTGATGTTGGTGTGAATAATGCACGAGGAATCAAACCACAATTACCATAAGCACCATCAGAAATTCTATGTCCTACATAAGAACTATTAGTCCAACGAGAACCTTTGAAAGGCCCATCCTCTGCACCAGCACAAGTCTGTCCGTGTTTATTATCATATGTCGCAGAAAGTTGTTGGAAGTTTGTGTGTGAAGTATTAAATTGTAATCCTGACCAAGACCCACTAGTATTAAACAACCAATCACACCACGACTTTCTATCAGATGGGACATAATAAATCCAGTTTACAGAAGTTCCAGTTCTATTTGCAAAATCGGATGCACCCCATACCATAACACGACCATTTTGTTTACCATACCATTCATAACCACCGAAGTCAGCACTCCATGCGTTTGCACCACTCTGAGAAATATCTGTCAATCCACGAACTGAGTTTGCTTGGTTTGTAACCTCAGAACCAGCATTTGCTTTATATCTTGCAACCAACATCCACCCAGCACCACCAGCATTCAAACAGTAAACTTGTTGAATACCACCATTGGGTGTTAGAATATAACGAGCACCATCTGAAAAACTATTATCAATACTATAAATGTAATTGGCACTTGGCGCTGGTTGAGAAGAACTAGTTCCATCCATCCATTTTCTTAGGATATTAAATACACGAGTTGTGGTGTTACCAGTTCCATCAGATGCATCAACTGAGAAGTTGTGTTGAACACCAGAAGAAGAATAAGTTCCATTCTGGTCAACTTTACTTGCAGATACACTTAGTGTTGAATCTGCACTATTATAAGACAAAGGACTAATTACACTACCAGTAGAACCAGCAGCATAAGTTACAGTGGAACCTTCTGGGTCAGTAGCAGTTAATGCACTATGGGTGATTGTTTCTGGAGCAAGTGTAATAACTAGACTGTTATATCGCCCATAGTTTGCAGATGTATGTTCTGTATGAAAATCCAAATATCTATACTTTGTAGTATCAGAAATAGATTCACTAAATGCAGTGTCATTAGATGAACTTGGGCTTGGATTTGTATAGAGTGTTGTCCAAGTTGACAAGTCATTAGACCCTCTCCAGTTCATTACTGTTCTATTACCATCTCCATCACGAACTGCCCATGCGATATTTGTAATCTGTCTAGGAATTTTTAGATCAATTCTCCAGAATCTAGCACCAGCATCGTATGATTCTGCATATCCAGTTGCAGAAGATGGGCCACCCGTATCGGTTAGAAATTTCAAAGAATCATATGTAGTCCCACTAGCAAGACCAACTGGGTTAGTAGCCCATACATCGTAATCTGTTGCGTTTGTAGAATCAATAGTTGTTGCATAAGAAGAATCTTCATATACTGTTGTAACACTGGTCAATGCCGCAGTTGTAAAAATAGGAGTTTCATCAATTGCAATCGCATCTTCTAAAACTGCATTAAGACCAGAACCGTTACTTACCTTTACATCAAGTGGTTCTGAAACAGTTCCGTCCAATGTATCTCCACCAGAATAAACAATAGTAATTTGCGAAGAAGAGTTTCTGGTAGAAGTAGTTGGTGTTTTTGTTATTCCATTACCATCAACCAATACGGCAGTAGCAGTTGAGTCAAAATTCTGTCCAGTGATAACGATTGTCTGAGGGTCATCAGTTTCATCTAAACTAGTAACATCAGTTGATGAAATTGTTGGGGGAGAAGAAATTCCTTGCCATCCAGACTGTGCTGTATATTGTTCCATCTGGTCTAGTTGTGAATTGAAACGAAGGTCACCAATTTGTGCATTTGCTCTTTGAGCAGTTGTTCCAACAGGCATCTTTGCTGCTTCTGTTCCACTGATTTCTGTGTTGACAAAGAGACTATCTGTTTTAGTTAATGTAACCGCACCATCTGCTAGTTTTGCAGTTGTGATACCACCATCGGCGATTGAACTAAGTTTGAATTTGGTTAATGGCATCTTATTCTTTTCCCTTTAACATTTTTTGTAATTCGGCCGTGCTACCAACAAACAATGCATTAGTAACATTCTTAGGTGCAGAGTTAGGAACCTCTTTCAGTTTCTTCATCTTACCTTGTAAGTCACCTAGTTTCTCAGTGACCTCTGCAACCTGTTTAATTAAGTTCCCAGCAACCTCATAGGTTCTAGGATGTTCTGATTCTCTTGCGAGGTCTAAGATACCATCTATTGCGTCTTGTCCTCTCTCAATCAGATTGTAAAAGTTTTCTCTCTGATATTTATAATCGTTGTCAATGTCAACTTCATTATTTTCTGTTTTAGGAACAAGAACAGGTTTAGGTGGAGAGACCTCTTTAACAGTCTCTTCCACCACATCTGTAATTCCTAGAACATTGTCTAAAATATCAGATTGATTGGACATTACCACTTTCCTTTAGGACATTTTGCAAAACTAAGTTTTGTTTTGTAAGGCATAAAACACATACAATTACTACACAGTCTTAGTTTTGTATAGTCTTCACATTTATTACACATATCCATTCTTTCGTCCACCACCTCTTTATGAGCAGCAAACGGCAACATTTGAGGTTCTAATTCCTCTTGGTGTTCTACCATTTGAACCATACTTGAACTTCACAAGGACGATTTGTGCAAGACCCATAAGAAGCAACACCACAGTGTAAGAAATAATCTTGGTCGGTTACAGTGTATGATGCATCATTATAAATGTTTCCAAAACCTTGAGTTAAGTCTAACTCTTTTGAAGATATTGTTCCTTCCCAATCCCAGCCTGGGTAGTTATAATCAGTAAAACTGCCGGTATGGGAACTTCCAGCTGCCACAATTAACTCAAAAGACATATCTGGAAAATCTACACCACCACAGTTCGACAATCCAGTGAGACTTACATCTCTCATACGAATTGTGTCTGCTCTGAATGGAGTATATACTGAAACACCACAACCGCCGTGAGCAGACGAACCACCACCACCATTGTCGGTGTTTACAAGAAGTCTGCCCGTAGAAGAAAGTGTTCCACCACCACTGATACAAGCAGCACCACTATAGATGGATGCCCATGTAGAATCTAATCGGTAGTAACCAGCAGCACCAGCTTCAGAACCATCCAAATCTACATAATACTGTCGGGTTCTTGTTCCATCGTTGACATAATAAGTTCCATTAGAGAAACCACCGTAATCAATGAGTTGTTGTGCAGAAGTAATTGCTAGTGCAGAACTTGAACCATCCAACCATTTTCTTAAAATATTAAAAGATTGTGGAGATGTATTTCCTGTTCCATCATCAGCAGTTACAGTAAAATTGTGAGTAACACCAGATGCATTATAGGTATCCCCAACATTTGGAGTTCCAGTGATATCGCCAGTAGAGCTCAAAGACACACCAGTTGGAAGGGCACCAGAGGTTACAGAATATGAAACGGTTTCGCCTTCTGGGTCGGTTGCTGTAACCGAAATGGTTGACATTGCAGAACCTTCATAAACAGTTCCGATATTACCAGATGCGGTTGACCAGGCAGGCAAATCATCAAGTGTTACTGCATTTTCTAATGAAGTTTGTAACGAAGAACCGTTTGTAACCCTTACATCATATGGGCCATTATCAGTAGTAATAGTATCCCCACCAGAATATACAATAGTAATTTGTGTGTCAGAATTTCTTGTAGATGTTGTTGGCGTTACAGTATTCAAACTAGAGTCCAATAAAACAGCAGTTGCACCAACATCAAAACCAGTGCCAGTGATAACAATAGTTTGTGGGTCATCCGCTGCATCAATATTATTAACATCAACCGATACAATTACTGGTGGAGCCGAAATACCTTGCCATCCAGAATCAGATGTATATTGTTCCATCTGGTCTAGAGTGGTATTAAAACGCAAATCCCCCACAACTGCATTTGCTCTTTGTGCAGTTGTGCCAACAGGCATCTTTGCTGCTTCTGTCCCTGTAAAGTGAGGGTTCTCAAATGATACTTTTCTAATTGCCATTTTTCGTTAATCCTTTGGATATTTTCCTATATTTATGCATCTTCACCAGTTACAGGGTCATAAGTTTTCGCATCTTCATAGAAAGAAGATGTCTCATTAAATCCAAAGTCACCGTCATCGGTGTCCCAATCCTGTGGAGATACATCCACTGGTTCTGGTGTAACTGTGTATCTTTGTTCCCTTGCTGGGATATTCTGTGGCATGTCTGCATACTGGTCAACTTGAACACTACGAATAATGTTCTGTGAAGTAACAGGGCCATACATGTAATACTTTGCAGTAAATGTCAAAGTATAGATAATTGCTCTACGAGACGCAAAGTCTCCTTCATAGTTATCTTCATAACTAATACTATTCAATACAACTGGAACATCACGAATGATATCCAACTCTGGGACTTCTCTCAGAGTAATTGTATATTCTGGTTGAAAATATGGTAAAATCTGTTCTACAATTTGTAGTGCATCATCAGAGTTCTTTGACATAATGAATAACTCAAAGTTTACATTGTAAGGAACAGGCATGAAACCAGACTTTAGAGTTTCTGCATTTGCACCATTAACTGTCTTCTTTACTTTAATTGTTTTGTTTAGTTTACGAGTCGCATCATACTCCAAACCAGAAATCTCAAAACCAATACGAGGTAAAGTCACCGCAACTGGTTTATTCAGATTAGGGTCTTCTGATAGTCTTGACAACCACTTCTGTTTAGGGCCGTATGCAAGAGGAACCTTCATTGTCTGGATTACATTACCAGACGCATCTTTTTTCGCAAGTTGAATATTGTTGAAGATGGTTCCAAAACCAACTACAATATTCCTTGTCGATTCGTTATAAAAATAATTTCCAATCATAATTTACCTTCCAACATCACCAAACGGGTTGCTTTCTTGCCAATCAAGGACATCATCATCTTCCCATTCAAATGTGTCATTTTGTGCATTTTCATCTATAGTTTCAATAACATAAGACTCCAGTATTATATAGGACGCATCTGCACCTTCTACTGCATTCTCTAGTATAATAGAACCACCATGTGTTTCTGTTTCAGTTGTAAGATATTGTCCAGTTGCATCACCAGAAACATAAGTCTCTTGTAGGAATACACCAGAACCATCTTCCAAACGAATCTGTTCTTCAAAGGTTCCAGACTGTTCCATCGTCATTTGATGTGACAATTGGTCTAGACTGTTATCTGCCTCAATATTATCAAGGACATCAATACCTGTATCAAGTGCTTCTGAACCGTATTCAAATGTCTTACACTTGAGTTTGTATGTAGGGAGATTATGCACTTGGTAGAAAGGGTCATCCTTATCTACAAAGGTAATCTCAAACAACTTGTTACCACGAGGCCAGAATACCAAGTCACCTTCATTCGGTCTACTTGATTCTACAATGTTGTTGTCAACAGAAACAAACTGTTCCCATCTTCTTCTTGCAACAGTAAAGGTTGCATCGTCTTGGATGTCTAATCCAAACTTAGACATGAGTTCTTTTTCACCCTCATATCCATCAATGTTGTCCATATACATTTCAATCAGATATGCGTCTTCAAAAGACGAACCGATATCCTCACCGAAGACATTATCTGTTCCGACTAACTTACGAGGAATGTAGTAGCAGTCTTGGCCATATATACGAAGTTGCTCAATTATCAAATCTTCGTATAAGTGCTGCTCTGGTCTAGTTCCTGTATCAAAGTAAACATTCGTAGGACACATTCTATTATCCTATCATATGAACAGGGGGTAACTCATAAGCTAATTGAATTTGTTCTTCCAATCTTTGGATTTCTTCATTCGCTTGAGTGTAAATCTGTTCACCGTTGAGTGCAACACCACCTAACATTTGAACTCCTTGGAACTTACTCAAGTTCGCACCCCAATTTCGTTTAATTAGTTGTGTAGCGTATCTTTTAAGAAAGATATCATCCCACACATCTGTGTAGGTAGCAGGGTCTAGTTTACGATAACATTCAATAATCAACCAATCATTCTCAACATAGTCTGTTTGGAAGTCTGCATCCAAATAGAGTCTGTTTTGGTGTTGGTTGTGACGAATAGGTGTCTCACCAACAAGAATGTGGTCTAGAAAGTCCAAGTGTTGCATAGTCATTTCGTAATGAATGACTGAGGTTGAACTGAAATCGTATAAGTCGTTTAGTCTTAACTGATAACGAACATCAAACATATTCAATGCTTGTTTGTCAGTTAGAGGGAATACTTGAACAATAGACATCACTGAACTAGGAACTGGAATCCAGTTCTTCTGTTCATACCATGTTGCAGTTGTTGAACCGTCAACATCGGTTGCAGTCTCACCAGAGTTGTTACCTCTCGCACGAGAGATGTCATC